ACAAGATTATATTGGTGCTACGGCGAATAATTTATTAAATGAGATGGGTTTTGATTTAACCAATTATACTTTATTTACTACAGAAATGTGGGTACAAGAGTTTGCTAAAAAAGGTGGTGGCCACCACACTTTACATACTCATTGGAATGGTCATATATCTGGTTTTTATTTTTTAAAAGCAAGTGAAAGAACTTCTATGCCATTGTTTGAAGATCCAAGACCTGGTAATATTATGAATCTTTTACCAGAAAAAGACAGAACAAAAGTAACCTATGCATCAACACAAATTAATTATAAAGTTCAACCTGGAAAAATGATGTTTTTTCCATCTTACATGCCTCATCAATATGTGGTAGATATGGGATATGAACCATTTAGATTTATACATTGGAACTGTCAGGCAATACCAAAGGTGGTTTTAAATGCAAAATAAAAATATGAAAAACGCAGTTATTAAAACTATACTAGAAACTAATACACTTAAAAATAAACCAAATTTTATTGATAATTTTATAAAATCTAAAATGCAATTGAAAGGGAGAAATGTCATCAAAAAAATCGGCGTTCCAAAAAAACAAATATAGTGTTTTAAAAGGAATTATATCAAGAGAAATAGCAGATTTTGCTTTTGCTTATTTTTTAAATAAAAGAAAGGCAGCTAGATTTTTATTTGATCAAAAATATATTTCACCATTTACCACATATTGGGGAGTATGGAACGATCACCAAGTACCTAATACTTATTCTCATTATGGAGATTTAGTAATGGAAACTTTATTACAGAAAGTAAAACCTGTAATGGAGAAACATACAAAATTAAAATTAAGTGAAACCTATTCTTATGCAAGAATTTATAAAAAAGGCGATGTACTAGCTAGACATAAAGATAGATACTCATGTGAGATATCTACTACTTTAAATCTAGGTGGTGATCCATGGCCTATCTATTTAGACCCTACAGGTAAACAAGGTCAAGCTGGTATTAAACTTACATTAGATCCAGGGGATATGCTTATATATTCTGGGTGTGATTTAGAACATTGGAGAGAAGAATTTACTGGTAAAGACTGTGCTCAAGTATTTCTACATTATAATGACGCTAAAAAGAAAACAGCCAAAGAAAATCAATTTGACAAAAGACCATTTTTAGGGTTGCCAGCCTATTATAAAGGCTTTAAATTACCTAAATAATATAGTAGAATAATATTCTGGCGGGAGATTCCACCACACCATCTCCTGCCTGAATATTATAGGTTATTTATGTTACAAAAATTAAGGTTTCAACCAGGATTCAATAAACAAGTCACAGCGACAGGCGGTGAAGGCCAATGGGTTAGTGGAGACTATGTTCGTTTTAGATATGGTTCACCTGAAAAAGTAGGGGGCTGGGCTCAATTAGGGGACATTACTCTTACAGGAAGAAACACCGCTATACACCATTTTGTTAATGCAAGTGGTATTAAGTATGCCGCATTAGGCACAAACAGGATGTTGTATGTATATTCAGGAGGAGCATTTTATGACATTACTCCTCTTAAAAGTACAACAACTTTAACAAGTGCCTTTACAACAACACAAAGCGATGCAACTGTTACTATAACTTTTTCATCTGCTCACAATATTAAAAAATACGATATTATTTATTTAGATAATTTTAGTTCTGCAACTAATTCTAATTTTGACTCTGATGATTTTGATGATAACACTTTTATGGTTACATCAATTCCAACTTCTTCAACACTTACTATTGAAATGGGTTCTGCTGAGTCTGGATCAGGAGCTAGTACTTCTGGTGGAGTAAGAGTTAAACATTATTATTCAATTGGACCTGCGGTTGAGGCATCAGCAGCTGGTTGGGGATTAGGATTATGGGGTGGTACTGTAGCTGGAGAAGTTTTCGATACTCTAGATGGAGCATTAACTTCAGGTTCATCTAGTATCGTCCTTGATGATTCATCAGGTTTTCCTGCTTCAGGAACAGTTTTAATAGATAATGAAAGAATTGCTTATACAACAAACACTTCTGGTACTAATACTTTATCAGGTTTAACAAGAGGATCAGATAACACAACAGCTGCATCACATAGTGATGCTGCAACTGTAACTGATGCTTCTGAATATACCAAATGGGGTGCATCACAAACAGGTGATATTATTACAGCCCCTGGTTTATGGAACCTTGATAATTATGGAAATAAACTTATTGCAACTATCGTTGATAGTGCAACTTTTGAATGGGATTCAAATGCAGCTGGTGCAACATCTACAAGAGCAACAATCGTTGCTAACGCACCAACAGCAGCAGTTCAAACTTTAGTATCTACACCAGATAGACACTTAGTATTCTTTGGAACAGAAACAACTATTGGAACAACATCAACTCAAGATGATATGTATATTAGATGGTCGGATCAAGAATCAATTGATGCAACAACTTCTTATGCCCCTTCCGCAACCAATACCGCTGGTACACAGAGACTGGCCGATGGAACACGGATCGTGGGAGCGTTAAGAGGTCGGGATGCAATTTATGTTTGGACTGATACATCTTTATTTATTATGAGGTTTGTTGGTTCACCTTTTACTTTCTCATTTCAACAAGTTGGTACGAACTGTGGATTGATTGGAAAAAATGCAGCCGTTGAGGTTGATGGTTCTGCTTACTGGATGTCAGAGAATGGTTTCTTTAGATACACTGGTAAACTAGAATCTTTAGCATGTTTAGTTGAGGACTATGTTTACGATGATATTAACACAGTTCCTAAAAACCACATTTATGCAGGGTTAAATAACTTGTTTGGTGAAGTTACTTGGTTTTATCCAGGGAGTGGTGCTGCATCTAATAATAGATCGGTGACTTATAATTATATGGACTCAACACCAGAGCGACCTGTATGGACTACAAGTTCATTGGCTCGATCTACTTGGGCAGACTCATCTATATTTGGAAAACCACATGGTACTGAATACGATTCAAGTGCTACAAGTGATTCAACAGTTGGTAATACTGATGGTGTTACAGTTTACTATGAACACGAAACAGGACAAGATCAAATTAAAGCAGGAGCAAGAACTGGTATTTCAGCAAGTATTCAATCAGGTGATTTTGATATATCTATGGGTCAAGGAGGTGGAGCAGATTTAAGAGGTGATGGTGAATACATGATGAAAATTAGAAGAGTACTTCCAGACTTTTTATCTCAAACTGGAGACGCAAGAGTTACATTAAACTTAAAAAATTATCCAACAGATTCAGAAGCAAGTTCTTCATTGGGTCCTTTTACATCTTCAACAACTACTGATAAAATAGATACAAGAGCTAGAGCAAGAGCGATAGCTTTAAAAGTAGACAACACTAGTATTAAACAACACTGGAAACTTGGAACTTTTAGACTAGATATACAAGCGGATGGGAGAAGATAATGGCTTATAGAATAGATGATCCATATAACACAGGGATTATGTCATCACCTTTGGATTTTGTCCCTACAAATAATAAAACAGTACCAGTTGATTTAAAAAATTTTGAAGTACCTTCTAGGGATGACTTAGGAATACCTTCTAAGGAGCAGTTAAAAGAATTTTTACCACAGTCAGTAGTACCTGTAAATAATATGCAGATGGCTGAAATATCTAAAAAACAATTAGACTTTTTGAATCAATCTATAACTCAACAAAATTTAAAAGATCAAAGTTTTGGCCTTAGTACTCAACAAGTATTTGATAAACTGCCTTCTTATGAAGACAAACCTTGGTTTAGTTCAAATCAAAAACCAACGACAGCAGCAGAATTTAATGAGTATTTAAAATCAATTGGCATTACGGATGAATCTCAAATGGTTAAAGATGAAGAAAGTGACGACCAAACTATGCTACCAGGAACATACAATAAATACGGATATCAGTATACCGCATTAGATCCTTTTTCTGCTGTTAAAGGTGTAATGGCTCTTGGTACAAAAATACTTCCTAAAGAATTACTGTGGTTATGGAAAAAAGATGCACAAGCAAACACAATAAATAAAGGTATAAACCTTCTTAAAAAGAAAAAGAAAATATCTACAACTACAGGTGGAGGTCAAAAAATTATTAAAAAGAAAAAGAAGATTTCTGCACCTCCAGGAGAAAAAGGTGGACCAGGATATATTCCACCTAAATATAAACCACCTCAACAAACAGGTGGCGGTGGAGGTGTACATAGGGGCATGAAGACTACTTCATCAAGAAGACACAAAGCACCAGGTGGTAGCGGTTATGGGCCTCATAAAAAAGCAGATGGTGGACTAATAAACTTTTTTAAAAACGGAGGATTCCTTGGCTAGAATTGTACAATCATTAACACAACCTTTAGAAAAATACGATCAACAAATACAACAATCATTTGTTAGAGATGTTGATAGTATCGTGCAAAAATTAAACACATCC